CATTGTTGTTATTCCTTCCTATCTACAGATTACGATTGATCAGAAGAGTTGCCGCCTTGGATCAATTCGATAGCGAATACTTGACCGTCTGCAGCGTCTTCTAGAGCATAACCCATTGTGATTGCTGTTGCAGATGAAGATGTAGTAAGTTCTACAGCATCACCTGATGTATCTGTTACAACTGCGTCACCAGCAGTAATAGCACCGCCAGCAGTGACCATTGTTTTACCAGAGATAACAACAGTTGCTTCTGAACCTGAAGCTGGATCGTTGATTAAAACACCAATGCAGTTCTCTGCATCAGCATCGGCTAGATCAATCTGTCCGTCTGCTTCAAGAGTTACGAATTTGCACTGAGAAGATGATAGGTCTTCACCAGCAATAAATGTGCGTGTATCACGCGATTCTTGTACAGCCATGATTACTCACCCTTTTCATAAGTTTTGGCAATGAGGGCTTTACCCTCTGCTGTTTTACTGATGGCATCAAAAGCAGCGTATTTGTTGACACCATGCTCATTAGCATGTGCCTCTACCATCTTGTCCAATTTAGATTGTGGGTCTAGCATATCGGCATCGACTGCTTTTTCCCCAGTTTCATCCATAGCAGCAGCAAAAGCAGCATCTGCGCCTTTGAGTGCCTCTAGAACTTTTTCGTCACCTTTGACAACGTCTAGCAATTGCATAGCAACCTCTACGTCGAAGTGTGGTAACTCAGCTTCAGCAGCTTTGCGTAGTTCAACCTGACGCTTTTCTACTGCAGCTTCTTCAAGAGCTTTCAAGACAGGAGCAGGGATGTCTGATTTAACAACCATCTCACCATTCACTTCGATTGTCTCTACTTGTTCTTTCTTTTCAATTTCGTCAGCTTTGATAACAAAACCATTCTCAATCAAAGACTTGCGAAGACGCTCGTTGTCTGCCTTAAGGGTTTCGACTTCAGCTTCTAGAACATCTAGGCTTAGGTCTACCTCATCATCAGACTTTTTCATGTCTTCGTCCATCATCTTCATTTCTTTTTCAGCCATTTTCATAGCTTCATTGTAGTTCATACCCTTATCCATGTTCTCACGAATTTTGGCACGAACAGCAGGTGGAAGATTGTCTAGGTTCTTTTCCTGCTCTTCAGTCATTTTATATGCTTTTTCCATAGTTTCCTCTTTGGAATCTCGCTTGAATAGGGCAACCTTGGCTTGCGCATTAGCTGGGCGATCCACCAGAGATAGCTCATCAAGCTCTAATTGCTTAAGAAGGTTCATGTAGTTTCTCCTTAATCGCACGACCGCCAATGCTGAAGGCCGCAAGTTCACCAGATTTGACCATGTTCCAGACTGCATCATCGTATACTTTGTAAGCTACAACCCAGCCTTCACGATCACTCTGTATGCCAAGGCTATCACCAATCTCTTTGGTAATTGGCAGGGAGTGGATAACCATCCCTGTTTGTTCGCCTGTATGCATTGTTTTACCGACACGTACATTTTCCATGAAATCATTCACAGCTTTTACTAATGTGTCGGCTTCGATTACGTCACCCTGACGGTCAACTACACGTTCACCTTTTTCAGTAATGACAGAGGCCCATCCATAGACGATGCGTTGTTCATCATCAGTCTTTAGGATTTGCCCTTCGATGTCTTTTGTTAAATCAGTCACTGAAGTGCCTTTCTCCCACATACGGCAAGACCAGTAACGAGCAGAGGTCTTGTCTGATGCGGTATCGCAAGAATGTCTGCTACGGAAGTTGGCACGAGCCTTGGGGTCATCTCGACGGATTTCCATGTTAGGATCACCAAAAGTGACTTTCTTGGTTTTATCACCGTCTTTTACATAAACTCCAAACTTCTTGCTTGATCCTGCAGGTAGTCTGAAGGGTTTGTTTAGAGGCTTATCGGCTTTATCAACTTGCTCCTGCGTTGGTAAATCGCTTCCATCCCATACTTGTGACTTCCTTGTACTAAGAGGATGCTTAGAAGGTAGGAGATCAGTGTCATGCTTACCACTACGAAAGCGACCTGTGCGGATAGTGCGAAGGAAGTTGTTGACACGAGCCATTGCCCACTGTTCTGGAGATGAGACATTTGGACGTACCGAAGTTGGGTTCGTCTTATATGCGCCTACACCTCTGTTATATACTTGACGCAACATGGAAGTGGTAACTTTACCCTTGCCTCCATGCTTCTCGTTATGTTCTTTGACTTTAGCTGCGAGAGTGCTAGTCTCTACTTTAGTGACTTCTTCGATAACCGCCGTAAGAATACGAGCCAAGAGGTCATCTTCACTCTCTTCCTCTTGTTGAGGAACTTCTTGAATACCTGCAAGCTCTTTGTGGTAGTTGAGGTATTCCTCATGCGTTTTAGCTGGCATATAATATACGACAGCACCAACCTCGTGAGTATGAATGTCACCATCAAAGCCCATCATAAATGATCTACTTCGGGCTTCAGCAGGTGTAGTGAAAATATCGTCATCCATCTGACGTTTCTTTACTGCAGCCCAAGCTGACTGAAAGGCACGTTGTTCATTCTTAGTGTCTTCTAGCACTGAGTTGAACACTCGACGGAATTGCGTATGCTTGTCTTCTGGTACAGTTTGACGTACCGCTTTAGGAAGTTCTGCATTACTAGAGTATGGCATTAGAGTACCTTGGCGATGTAGCCTTTGAATATACCAAAGACGACTAGGTTATTAGTTTCTGTCTCACAACGAATACGGATGTCTGCATTCTTAGGGACAATAAGAGGGGGGTCTAAGACAATGTCTGCTGCACCACCACTTGTTGATGCTGTAAAGCAACCTGCTTGACGGAATACCTTACCTGCTTGTCTAATCTCAGGATAGAAATCTACAGAGCCTGATTGCTTAGAGCTAACTGCTCCGTAGAAACCTGTACAGATAAAGTAGTCATTCTTACTGAATGTAGTTGCAGCTTTAAATGACTGTTGGAACCCTGCAGGAATATCAATGTGTATCTTAGTTGCGTCTGTAGGAACACCAGCGGAAATAGTAGTGTTCTCATAAACTACAACACGACCTACAAGCTCTGTACTATCACTGTTATACATACGAGATACACGAGCGAGGTCTGTAGTTAGAGCTACCGTATTCTGACCGTTCAATGTGGCAGTCTGAATAACGAAGGTAAATTCACCACCACTTATAGTATGGCCCTCAACAGTAACTTCTTGTGTGTCAGAAGCTGACGAAGAGGATATGTGGGAAATAGTGTTGTCTGTAACGTAGACTTCGTCGTCACCACAAGTCCATACTGTCTCTAGCGCATTTGTACCTAGTTCAGCAGAACGCCCAAACTTGATCAGAGACTTAGCCTTACGGTCAATAGAAACTTTGTCTCCGTAAGTCTGTTGAATCTCACGCTCGCCTTGTACAAGTCTTCCATCAGGAACCTCGTATGCTCTGCGTGTCCAACCACCAATCATTTGTTCTATTTCCTGTGTTTCTTGGGCGAGGAGTGCGTCTGGGTCGGAGGCTGCATCTACTTCAGGTACTGGAGTGACGATTGCGTTAGGGGTTAAGCTGTGGTCTTGTGTAAGATTTGCTGCAGCTAAACTTGGTGTGCCTGTGATAAATGATACAGGACTTAGGGATGTTATAACTGTGACGCTTGTTGTTCCTAGCTCTGGTGTACCAGATACGAAACTTGTTGCGTTAAAGCTATGGTCTTGAGTTAGTGTGGTAGTCTGGGGGCTTGGATTACCACTAACAAAACTCGTTACGTTGAAGTCGTGATCTTGTGTTAGATCGACATCAGCGAGAGCAGGGTTACCAGCTTCTAGTGCTGGCGCAGAGAATGTCTCGTCCTCTGCCATTGTCAGGTCAGATGCTACAGAGTTCCCTGTAAGAACATTTGACGCTGTTAGATCGTGATCCTGAGTTAGAGTACTCTGGTTAGCCTCTGGAGTCCCTGCTACAAAAGCTGTAGCTGTAAGGCCATGATCTTGTGTTAGTGTAGCGTTTGCTAATGAGGGAGCTTGTGAGGCAATGTTAGCTGCCGTAAGCTCTATGGTTACTACGCCCCCATCATCGCCTAAAGGACTAGAGGCTAATGGGGAAAAGCCTACCATTTATTTACCTGTTATCCTAACGCTTGTCCTGAAGTAAACCCATACCAAGTAGTGCCACCATCTCTGGTGTAGAATACAAATACATCTTTAGCAGATGCAGTCGCTGTTAGCGTTGGTGCTGTTGCAGAAGGCCAATCTACTGCGCTGGGCCAAGTAACTGTGTAACCGCTTGCGCTAGAGTCTTGAATAATCTCTAAGCTAAAAGTAAAAGCTGTTCCTGATGCAGGAGGATTAG